GCGGCGGCGGAACCCGAGCCGAAATGCGGCTTCCAAATTGGCTCTTATTTCCCCCCTGTATAAAGACGTAGATAGATCTGGAATTAGGGATTTGCTGGGATGAGGCGGGATGTGGTAGATATAACTAAAGAAAATAAGGGTGGCGGGGCGAATAAGTTAATTTCGGAAAAATGGTTAAAATGGCTCTAAATTAGGGGTTTACCGCATTTAATTCTGGAAAAAATTTCCGGATAAATCCGGTGTTTTTAGCCTACGATCGAGTGGCTAATTACAGATGCCGCCGGAAGTGTATTCGTGGTCCAGGACCCACCCGGATCCCACCTGCCGGAACGTCAGATGGACGTAGATCCGGGTTTGTCCCTTATAATTATTGCAGTACCAAATACAGCTTTTAAAATGATAGCTCCCAGAGTTGAAGACACTGGAATCGTTTTGGTTATAGCAGGTCACGCCCGTGGATTCTATCTTATAGGCGACATCACTGGTCCCCGTTCCGTTCCCTCCACCAGATGACGATCCACCACTACTGCAGGAGATCAAAAACGCCAGGGCGATAAATAAAGGCAAGAAGCTTGAAAACTTTTTCATAACACACCTCATTGCTCAGGTGACGGTAAAGGTGACGGTGACCGTGTTTGATTTAGTACCCTTGGAGTCGATCAGCCAGACCAAATATTGATAGGTGCCTGGGTTAGGATCGGCGATCGCCGCAAGGGATCCAGAACCGGTTCCGCTTTTTACCCCGGTGTAGCTGGAGGGGATGGCCATCGATTTAGATGATTGCCCGGTTGAAAAATTGAGAGTGCCCCCGCCCAAATCACCCTCCGTATCAGTGAAAGAAAAAGCGAAATTTACCTGGACGGCAGAGTTTCTTTGTGCAGATGTTGGAGATATTGTTACAGATTTTAATTCAGGGGTGCCCTGGATAGGCTGAGAGCTGCTCCCTCCGGATGAAGATCCACCACCACTACAGGAGACCAAAAACGCCAGGGCGATTGCCAAGGACGACAAGCCGTAAAACTTTTTCATGACATCCCTCCCCTTGATTAATTTATAAAATAATATTTAGTGGTTAGCTTTTTTTAATTTCTAAAACCGCGCGCGCCAGGCAATAAGGTATGACGGCCAGGGAAACTCCGATCGCGGCGGCAGCGGCCTCCTGTGGGGCGCCGCTAGATGATAAAATACCGAGGAAAACAACCAGTGCCCCCAAAATAGCTCCGATAATCACAATAATCCATAAAATATACATCCGCCGGCCTCCTTTAATAAAAAATAGGGTAGATTATGTTCCGGTGGTGCCATTTTTTAAGGGTGAAGTGGACGCCTGATCTTCTTGATGGCCACCGCCCTGATCGCCCCTTGATAATTTTTCCTCTAAAGCAGACAGCCTCAACCATAATTCCTTATTATTTTCTTCAAGTTGTGACATTCTCTGGCGAGTATCCTCGTTCTCTTTTTCCAGCAGGATGGCGCGGTGGAAGGCGGTTATATTGGCCGCCAGGGCCTGCCGAAAAATTGTGTCAGACTCCAATATCCTAATTGTTTTTCCGACCAAATCCAAGTTTTTATTCTGCGGTTTTTCCACTTCATAAGGAGCCCGGCCTTCTTTAATACCCTTCCCTGGAGCCTCCTTATCCTTTGGCCCCCTGCCGGTCGCTAACCATTCTATATTGACGTTCCCAATGTCGGCGATGGCATTGAGTTTATCAAGCCCAGGAAGCGATTCCCCAGATAAATATTTTCTTAATAGGCTTTCGGAGATGCCGCTTTTTTTTGCGAAAAAATAAGAAGAATCTTCCCCCAAAACCTCTTTAAATCGGTCCTTGAATTGGTTACAGTTCATCTGCGGAACTGTAACCTGGTGACAGTTTGAGGTGATAGTTTATTTAATATGTTGTATTTGTTTAACATTTAACATTATAAGATGAGATTTCTTACAAGACAAACTGTTACTATATTTTTTTAGGAAAACTAAAAAAAAAGCTTGATTTACTATAAATAGAGTGCTATTCATAAACCCATGGGCACTAAAGAAAAAACAAAAAAAACAGCCCTAAAAGACTGGCACCGGGCGGACATCGTCGCCGCTATTTGGAAAAAAGGAACGAGTCTGAGGCGGCTCTCTGAGGAAAACGGGTATTACCCAACATCCTTAAAAATGGCCCTCCATCGTCCCTATCCCAAAACGGAGGCGATCATCGCCGAGGCGATCGGCCTGCCGCCCTGGGCGATCTGGCCCAGCCGGTATGATGAGAATGGCCGGCCGAACAGGAAGCCGGGGAGGCCGAAAAGCCAAACCGCGTAAGTGCCGATTATATTTTTTTTACCCGAAATAGCAACGTCTTTTTTATCGTTTTTTTAGGCAACTGAGCCCATCAGGGAGGCAAAAATGACCCCATCTCTCGCGGCCGAGCAGCTCACCTTGTTTTCAAAAACCAGCCTGAATCCCATCCCTGAATTAAAACGGATGATGCGCCTGGCCATCAAAGAGTCCGGGTTGTCCCGCCCGGAGGTGGCTGACCGGATGAGCAACCTGGCTGAGATCGAGGGGATGGGACGGGACATCAGCTCCGACGCCCTGCAATCATGGCTAAAAAATGAGGCCGACCGTCATATCCCGATAGAGCTGCTGGTTATTTTCTGCCGGGTGACAGGCTCTATCCAGCCGCTTCAGGCTTTTCTGCTGCCCCTGTCGGCGGCCGCTGTTCAAGACCGTGACCTGGCGGCCCTTGAGCTGGGGAGGGCGGTGCTTCTGAAGAGGAAGGCGGCGCAAAAAGAGAGGGCTGCCATATTGAAGTTGGAGATGGAGGCCTAAATTGGAATGGTTCTCTGCCCGTGATCTGGCCGGGATTCCCGGGATGCCGGCCACCAAAAAAGGGGTAATAGACAAGGCCACCCGCGAGAACTGGCCCTCCCGCCGGCGCCCAGGGCGCGGGGGCGGTCGTGAGTATCCGGCGTCATGCCTACCGGAGATCACCAGGATCGCCCTGGTCCGGAGCGAACCAGCCCCCAAAGTCGTCCCCATCACCAGGGACAAATCACTCCCGGCAGCACCCCCAGCAGCCGCCCAACCCACCCAGGCTTTAATAAAGGAGAATACCTATAATATAGCAAGTCCCGTGCCAACCGTCTCCACCAACCCCGCATCTTCCTCCGCCCCATTCCCCTCCGGATCCGCTTCAATCCGGAGGGGGGCCTCCCTGATCGTCCCGGGCGGAACGGCCGCCGGCGCCGCCGGCAGTCCGGATCGGTTGCCGGAATGGGCCGTGCAAACCGCACTTTGCCGGGCGGATCTGGTCCGGGACTTCGTCTCCTATAGAGACGCGGCCCGGAGCCACGGGGCCTCGCGCACCGCAGCCGCCCAGGAATACCTGGTCGGCTATAACGAAGGGCTTACCCTGCCGCAGATCCAGCAGGCCCTGGGCCGGGTGTCGCTCTCCACCGTCTACGGTTGGGAAAAGATGTATCGGGAGTCGGGGTACAACTACGCCGCCCTGGCCCCGAATTGGGGCAAACACCTGGCCGGTACCTGCTCGGTAACGGACGAGGAGCAGGCCCTACTTCTGACCCTCTGCCTCCATCAAAACAAAGTCAAAATCGGTACGGCGATCCGCCTGGCCAAACACCTGCTCGATCGTCGGGGCATTCCCTCACCTTCCCATCCGGAGACCATGCGCCGGTTCCTCGATCGCTACAGAAAATCGAATTTCGACCGCTGGACCCTGGCCCGCGAGGGCGAAAAGGCCCTGATCGATAAGGTCATACCCTACCTCGAGCGGGACGACACGCTGCTGAACGTGGGCGACGTGCTGGTGGGCGACGGTCACCGCTGCAATTTCACGGTGATCAACCCCTTCACCGGAAAAGCCTGCCGGCCGTCTCTGATCGGTTTTTTTGACTGGGCCTCCCGGGCACTGGTCGGCTGGACGATCATGATGGAAGAAAACGTGCAGTCCATCGCCGCGGCCTTACGCATGGCTATCCTGGTCCTGGGCAAATGCCCCAAATATGTGCTTTTGGACAACGGCAAGGCCTTCAAGGCCCGGGTGTTTACCGACACCGTGGACCTTTATGAGTGCGGGGTTTACGGGATGTTCGCCCGCCTGGGAATCGAGACCTGTTTCGCTTGGCCCTACAACGCCCGGTCCAAACCAATCGAGCGGTTTTTCGGAACCTTGTCAGACACCTTCGAGCGACTGATGCCCTCCTTCTGCGGGTCCTCCATCGACGACAAACCGGCCTCGATGCGCCGGAACGAAAAATTCATGCAATCCATTTTTGGGGACCGTAAACCGTCCATCGGAGAGGTCACTCAATATCTACACGCCTGGCGGGAATTTTATCTGGAAATGGAGCACCCCACCCGGAAAGGGCAGACCCGCCAGCAGGTATTCGACGCCGGCCGGGGCCCGGGTGTGGATATGGAAAGCTTGAATTACCTAATGCTGAGCATGGAGGCCCGGAATATCGGCCGGAACGGGATCCGCTTCCTGGGCCGCAACTATTGGAACGAAAACCTCTATGGGCTGAAGGATAAGGCCGTAATTCGATACGATTTCCTGAATTTAAGCCATATTTTCGTCTATGACCGAGACGGAGGGTACCTGGGCCGGGCCGATCGGGTGGAGAAGGTCCATCCCCAGTGGCGGTTGTCGGACAACCCCATGGAATCGCTGGCCGAGATCAAAGAGGGGATCAAGTTGCGGCATCGCCTGACCAAAGAGACCAAGAACGTCGTCCGCCTGGCCGTGGCCGGGAAACAGCGGGAGAAAATAGACGCTCTGCCCTGGGATGAGATGCTGGGGATCAATCCTGACCTGCCGGAGATCGTGGAGCGGGTGGAGGACGAGGCGATCGCGGAGCTCGAGGAGGCGGAGCAGGAAATACGGAAGAATGTCGAGCGAATAGAAGACTCCGCCGCACCGGTTTTAGAAACCGTGCGCCCGAAGGAGCTCCCGTGGGATCGATGTTACGAGCGCTATGAATGGTTGCTAAAACAACCGGAATTGACCGACGAGCAGCGGGCCTGGATGGAGGAGTATACCTCCGGACGGCTGGAACCCGGTGAATATGAGGCGATGTATGGGCAAAAAACTAAGGCCGGCGCTCTGGACGAGTGACACCGGCCTTAGAAAAAACGAACGAAAGGAGATTATAGCTTGAAAAAGGTCTTTGTGCAAACAAAAAGTGTTCAAAAGTTCATTTCGACCATGAATTCTCTAAGCGGCCGGGGAGACGGCGTCCCCGGCATGGCCCTGATCTACGGGGAGCCCGGCCTGGGCAAAACCCGGACGGCCCTGTGGATGGTCAACCACACCGACGGCGGCGCCGGCCACACCCTGGGGTCCGTTTTCCTGCGGACCAAGAAGCTCATGACCGGCCGCTGGCTGCTGGAGGAGCTGGTGGCCGAGCTGGGGGAGGCCCCGGCCTGGAGGACGGCCGATCTGTTCCGCCAGGCGGTGGACCAGCTCATGGGCCGCCCCCGGATCGTGATGATCGATGAGGTGGATTACCTGGCCTATGATGCCCGGGTGATCGAGACGCTGCGGGACCTGCATGACATCACCGGGGCGCCCTTTGTGTTCATCGGCATGGACCGGGCCGATCAGAAGCTGCGCCGGTACCGGCATCTGTACGATCGGTTCTCAGAGATTCTGAAATTCAAACCCCTGGACAAGGAAGACGTAAAAAAGGTGGCCGCGGAGATGACGGAATTGGCGTTTGACGCCTCCGCGATCGACTGGTTGACCGACCGGACCCAGGGGATGATCCGGCAACTAATCATCAATCTCCATCGGGCCGAGCGGGTGGCCAGGGCCCGGGGACTCCGGCAGGTTGCGGCCGGTGATCTGGCGGGGAAGTGATGCTGAAGCAGGTTGTCGAGCACCTGATCGGTTATGCCGGACTGTTCAGCCTGGACCATGTGGTGGCGGCCTTCCCCGGGTTCAGCCGGACCGAGGTCAAACACCGGCTGGATCGGCTGGAGTCCGAAGGCCTGATCAAGCGGTTCCGGGAAAAAACGGGCCGCCGGGATCCCCACGGTCCGAAGGACGGGCCGCCGCCCCGGGAGATCACCTACGTCAAGTGCAAGGGGCTGGAAAAGCGGCTGGAAAAGATGACGGCGGCGCAGAAGACAGACACCGCCACGGACAAGATCTGGCGGACGGTCCGGCTTCTGCGACGGTTCACCCGGGGGGACCTGGTCACGTTGACCGGGGCCTCGGAAGACAGCGTCCGGGACTATACCCGGCTATTGAAGCGGGAGGGGTTCATCCGACCGCTGAATTCCAAGGCCCGGCCTATTACCTGGTCGCTGGCCAAGGATCCGGGGCCGCAAAGGCCACGGATACCCTACGAAAGGAAAGCGAATGGTTGACTGGTTGGAGATATTGAAAAAGGCTGTGGAAAAGCGAGGGCTGGACCAGGTGGGGCGCGAGCTGGGGGTATCTAAGACCACTATCAGCCTGACCCTGTCCGGCAAATATGGGGCGTCGACGGACAATGTCCGGGGCCTGGTCGAGCGGATCTACGACCCCAAGGGGATCGAGTGCCCGGCCAAGGAGGGGCTGATCGCCCCGAACACCTGCGCGGGTCTGCGCGAGCGGGCGGTCAAGATCGGGTTGCGGGCCGGGAATCCGGAGGTCTTAAGGGCGTATTTGACCTGTCAAAAATGCGGTTTAAACCGGGGGTGAACATGCTGATTGATGACTTAAGGGAAGCCGGGATACGGGACAGGTATTACGAAATAAAGGACAGCACTGTTTTTAAAATCGATGAGGATGTGGACGTTTTTACAGGGGAAAAATTCAGACCGAAGTTTTTGCCCCTGCCGTCACTTTTGCCTTTTAATAATTTAGTTTTCGACTTTAGGGCGTCAACTTTTTGGCTGACTTCCGGAAAGGCAGAGGATCGGCCGACCGATTTGATAATTAGGGCCACTTTTTTCGACAAAAAAATACCGTTTAAAGGATTGGCGGGGAAAATGCCAGTGATAGAGATGTTCCTCGAGTTTGATGAAAATCTTTTGATGGGGTGGTTTGGTTTATACCTTCCTGGAGCGGACAAGGTCGAGTACTTCGAAGAAAAGGAAAAATTCCCTCCTTTTTTAAAGATATATTCAATTGTTTATAAATTTACATCGTTTCTGGCCTGCAAAAACATCCGCACCGAATTGACAACCCCACCCGAGAAGGTCCAGGCGAAACGGCGCAAAAAAGGCAAGCTGCCCCTGGTCTCTTACTACACCCTCAAACTCCAAATTCCAACAAAGAAAAGCAGCGGGCAGGCGGGCGCGGGGGCCTGGACCAACCGGGTTCATCTCTGCCGGGGGCACATGCGGGAATACACGGCGGAATCGCCCCTGTTTGGCCGCCTGGTGGGCCGGTATTGGATTCCCCCGCACGCGCGGGGCAACAAGAACCAGGGGATGATCGTTAAGGATTATGAGTTGCCGGTGGATACAGGGACCGTCTCGTCTGCACCTTACAACCCCCGGCCGAAACTCATCGAGCGAGCTTTCGAGGGACTATCCAATAAGTTTCAAGGGAGGGAGTCATGAATGTCGAGATCATGGGAAGTTGCGGGGAGACAACGGGGGTGCATTACGATTTCACGGGGAAGGCCTATCAGCTTGAACCGGCTTTACAGACGTGGGCTGATCGCTGGGTGGCTCATCGTTTGGGGGATTATCTTGGGCTTGACGTATTCCTGGAAAATCCTGCGGTTATATTTCTGAAGCTGGGGGCCAGGCCGGATTTCGCGTTGGGCAAACGGGGGGTAAAAGCAGGGCGGCGGGCGCGCGCTCGGGGAGGGAAACATGACTGCCAAAGCCATTAAAAAAACAACGGTAGCGCTGCGGTTGGAGGACTGGGAGGCGGTGGACCAATCATTGTACGAGCTGGGGCACCGTACCCGGCAGAAGGCGAAAATCGTGGACAGATACGACAAGAAAATCGAGGACCTGAAAAGGGAATGCGCCGAGGCGCTTGACGAGATCCTGGCGACGATGGACGAGGAGGCCGAGCAGATTTATTTATTCACCATCGCCCACCTTTCGGAACTGGATGGGCGATCCAAAACCCTGACGCACGGGGTGGTGGCGTTTCGGAAGTCCACGGAATTGAAGCTGCCGAAAAAGGTGGACGCGGTTATCGCGAAACTCAAGAGCCTGGGAAAACATGCCTGCATAGAGGTCAAGGAGAAGATTAAAAAGGCCGTGCTCAAACAGGAGGACCCCGAGGTCATCAAGGCGGTCGGCGGGAAGCTGATCCAAAAAGACAATTTTCGGATCGAGCTGCCCGAGGTCTCTTATGACTATGACAAGGGGCTGAAGGTGGTGAAATGAGCGAAGAAAGGACAAACTATCGCAAGGCCAAGCGCGGGGAGATTCCCTGCGGCTCATGTCGTCAGTTGGTCGAGCCGGATTTCCCAGGGCAGGCGCCCCGGTGTCCGATCCAGGGAATGTATGCGATCGGCAGAAAAAACACGTGTGACAAGGCGCTTCGGCGAGAAGACCGTATGGCGACGGCAGAGCGAGAGCAAATTATCGAAGCGTTTTACGCCAAAGAGCTTAAGAGCGATCAGTGCCAGTGCGGGAGGACCAAGAAACCCGGGCGATCGCTTTGCTTCCCCTGTTTCAGGGACCTGCCGGTCGAAATGCAAGAGGACCTCTACAAGAAGATCGGGTCCGGGTACGAAGAGGCCTATGAGGCCGCGGTGAAATGGCTGGAGGAGTCGTGACCGAAAAGGAAAAGGCCCTAATGAAGTACCCCAAGAGGGCGCTTGTTATGTGTCTGGCCTGGTTGGTGATTCCAGTTTGGGACAAAATGGGCTGGACCGGCGATATCGAAAAGCTTTTAAACAACATCACCCCTGACGTTAAAGATGCGAACAAGGCCCGGAGGCTAAGTAAGCGAATCGATGCACTACTGAAAGGATCTCCCCAGAATGAAATGCGCAAACTGCGGACACGAAATAAGTCTGGTCGACGACCGAAAAGGCGCGGCCCTCATGGACTGCATAAGGATGAGCGGGCGGTTCGGGCAGGCGTCGAACCTGGTGTTCGAGTATGCCCTGCTGCGATTGGGCGGGCGGTCGATCAAGGACCAGGAGCTGAAATTGTCCCGGATCTTGGAGGGGCTGCTCGGGCTCTGGGAGGGTGGGAAATTCGGGTTCCGGCCGAAGGGCTATCAGATCAGCCAGGCCGGGATCCTGACGGCGATGAAGACGGTTTGCGACCGCGGGTTGAAAGGCCCGCTGGAGAACGACAACTACCTGAAAAAGGTGATGGTTGACATCGCCGAGAAAGAGGAGAAGGGGCGCAGCCTCCAGGGGGAACGGGACCTGCGGGAGAAGGAGAAGGGGTTGCGGGCCGGGCGGTATGACGGGCATCCGGATCAGCCGCCACGGACTACGGACGAGCCGGACTATGCCCTGGGAAAAGAAATGATCTCAGGGATTTTAAAGACCATCTGAGGGCGGGTACCCGCCCGGAAAGGAGAACAGTATGGAGGTGATCGACAGAAAATTCAGGATTTATGCGGTTAATCCCTGCAACGGAAAGGAATATACGGAGAATAACTCGCTGCTGCTTTGCGCAAAAGATAGAGCCGTACCGGCAGCACTTGAGGCATACCGCGAGGCATGCGTCATGCTTGGCGCGAACCCCGAGCACATTAAAAGTGTCCGACTTCTGATTGGCCGGGTTGAAAAATATCAGGCGGAAGTTGAAAGCCGCGTACCGGATACTATAGGCGAGTGCGAATTGACCAGGTGCATCGATGGCGTTCTTTATGAACCTTGGAAGTAAAGGGGTGATCCCATGGACGATATCCGAATGCCAAGCCGACACCGCGAGATCCTGGGCATCATCCAGGATCACCAGGGCCGCGCCCAGGCTATCCCGTACAAGGCGATCGCCAAGATGGTGGGGCTTCATCCCCGCCGGGTGCGGACCTATGTGGCCGAGTTGATCTATCAATTCCGGCAGCCGATCGGGACCAATTACGACGCCGATGGCGGTGGGTATTATTGGATCGTGTCGGCCTGGGAGCTGGATGAGGTTTACAACAAGCTCCGGAAACACGGGATTTCGATCCTCCAGCGGGCCGCGGATGTGCGGAATATCTCCCTGGCCGAGGTGCTGGGGCAGGTGAGCATGGAGGCGGTGAAAAGTTGACCTGGTCGAGTAGGCAGATGAGGTAACAGCCCATGTCCTGCGATCGAAGAAGTGCCAATCCTGGGAGACGCGAGCGAGAGGCTGGAAAACGCCGTAGGCGTGCCTGGGTGGTTGTCTATCCAAACGGGTTTACCGTATCGGCGAACCATCGTTATTGGATGGACGGCCACCAGGGAGCGGGGGCAGTGCCGTTGAAGCTCGGTCGCGAACACTATAGGAGATGGTGTCGCAAGAGGCATCTGGCAGTGGCCGATAGCCGAAAACCAGGGGAGGATGGGGTGTTATGAGCCTGCCCGCTCCATCCTCCAGGACCATCACCCGGCCGTTACTGCGGTACCCGGGCGGCAAATGGCGGATTGCCCATTGGATCGTAAATCACCTCCCCGATCATCGGGTTTACGTGGAACCGTTCGGTGGAGCGGCCAGCGTCCTGCTGTGTAAGCCCATCGCCAGGGCGGAAGTTTACAATGATCTCGATGGGGATCTGGTCAATTTGTTCCGGGTATTGAGGGAAAATGGAGACCTATTGATCAAAAAACTTTCGCTCACCCCATTTTCCAGGGAGGAATTTAAGCTCAGCTACCAGTTCAACTCGGAAGATCCGATCGAAATGGCGCGGCGGCTGATTGTCCGTTCGTTTATGGGCTACGGCTCCACCTCTTTCAGTCGGAAGACTGGTTTTAATCCGAGCCTGCATAGATCGAACGGCACGAGTATGGATGCTTGGCTTACATACCCCACAGCGCTCAAAATGGCAGTAGTGCGGCTTCGCGGGGTCTGCATCGAGAATCTGTCGGCGTGGGAAGTGATAAAAAAATATGATAGCACGAAGTCCCTCTTTTACGTCGATCCACCGTATCCTATGGGCCTGCGAGGGAACGAAATTTATTATCGCCATGAATTTTCGGAGTCCGATCACCGGTACCTGGCTAAATTGTTGCGATGTATCCAGGGCCAGGCGGTTGTGTCTTGCTATCCCTGCGACCTATACGACGATTTGTACCGGGGATGGACAAAAATAACGCATTCAGCAAGGTCAGGGTCCGCGCAATTATCCCAGCGGATTGAAGTTTTATATTTGAAGGGTGCCGGAGCATGAACACCATCGGCAACCGCCAAAAGGCCTTGCTCCACGTGGGCAAGGCCAAGCTGGGCCTGACCGAGGAGGTTTACCGGGACATCCTGCGGATACATGGGGGGGTCGAGTCATCGGTTAAATTGACCTGGGCTGGGTACGCGAGGGTTAAAAATCATCTGCAATCGCTCGGGTTTGTCCTGAGGAGGGCGGGTTTGGAACCCGCCCCTACGGCGGAGATGGGGGACAGCAAGCGGCCCGGGTTCGCGAGCCCGCGTCAGATTCGGATGATCCAGGGCCTGTGGGCGGATCTCAGCTACTCCCCGCCGGCGAAGAGACAGGCGGCCCTCCGGGAGTTCCTCTGGCGGCGCTTCCGGGTGTCGGACCTGCGGTTCTTGACCGAGACGGGGGCGGCGAACGTAATCAATGCGCTGTTGGCGATGCAAAAGGACAAAACTCGGGCAGGCACGGGGGCCGGCCCCAACAAGGAGGCAAAGTCATGATAATTCTAAACGGTTGGGAACTTGGCGGGATCGTAGTCTCGGCCCTGTCCATCGGGGCTGTGCTGGGTTTGGTGGTCACGTCCATCCTGGTGTCCGGAACGCGCGAGCCGGTTGACGAGACGGGTACCCGTACAGATGTACTGTAGTCGCCAGGCCGCAATAATGATGGTCCGCGCCTGTCTGGAACGGCAGGCGAAATTGGGAGAACGGGTACAGGCCTGGGACGGGACCGGCGCGTCTCTGACTGCCTGCGAGAATTGCCCGGACGGAGAGCTGGCGCGGGCCGGTGAGTTGAATGACGATGATATCCAGGGAATTTTAACCGAAAAAATGGAGGAGCGAGCGATGGCGGAGGAGAAAAAGAAGATGGAAGAGGGAAGACGGAAGATGGAAGCGAAGACAAAAACGTGTGGCAGGTGTGAAGTCCCGAAGCCGGCGGATACTGATCATTTCAGCCCGGACAAAAAATCAAGAGATGGTCTGCGAGGATACTGCAAGCCCTGCACCGCTGATCTGGCACGCCTGTATCAGGAAAAAAAGAAAAAGAACGCGGGCGAGACGGGCAAGCCAGACACGGGTACCCGGGTCCGGACTCCCCGAAGGGGAGTGAAGGTTTTGAAGGCGGGACCGCGGAAGCGGGTTGCTCGGCGATCGCCCACCTCCCTGTCACCGGATGCGCCGATTGTCTTGGATTTTGGCCCCTATCCGAATTTATTGAAGAGGCTCCAAACAGAGGCTTCCGCAGCGTTCCGGCCAATCGAGATGCAGATCCTTTTTATGATTTCCGAGGCGGCTGCCTGATCGACGGCCGCCGGGAAAGGGGTGATGGCATGCCAACGTTAAAACTGAACCAAATAGAAGTGTCCGGAATTTTGACCACCCGCTCGGACGGGTGTGAATTTCTTGAACTATCCCCCCGAGGTACTCCGATTACCAGGGACGTGCTGACTGAATTGGTTGGTCGGATCAAGCGTCTCCGCGAGGCGGTGGCCAGGGAGATGGAGGCCGGATCGAGCGTGACCGCATGACGGCCCCTTCGACCGGCTCAGGACATGCCCGGCATTGCGAGTACTGCGGGAAGGACTGGATCCCGCCCCATGGGGGCGGGATCCGCTGGCACGATTGTCCGGCGGCCAGGGCGGCCCGGCATGAAAAACGGCTCGAACGCTGCCGGGCCTGGAGGGCGCTGCATCCGGATTACCAGGTGAAGCACAAGACCACCGGGGTGCATAAGGATTGCGGGGACGGGCCGAACCGCTGCCGGAGCTGCGGGAAACCGACCTGGAATCACTACTATTGCAGTGATTGCTGGGGCTTGCTCGCGGACGCGTCGGAGGTGGTGGTGGACTGCCTGGGGCAGGAGTTGGGGAGTGTTTGGTTGTGAAAAAAAACTTGACTTCAACGGTTTTGCCGGGTGATAATGGCCTCACTCAAAGTATCGTAAGGGGCCTGTCCCCGGCCTCGCCGGTCCCAATTCTGGGCGGTGAAAGGGGTGTTTTAATTTATGGGCGTCAATCGCGCCCGACGTGCCGGGTACCCGCGAGGACCTGGGCGGTCTCCTTACGAGCCGTGAGTACACGTCGGGCGCTTTTTTTTGCCCGAAACTCAAAAATCGTAAGGAGGTGCCCTATGGCACAAGAACAACCCATCATCGACGTTCCCCGGATAAAACAGGCCATTGCCTGTATCGAGCTCAAGGCCAGAGTTTGCTTGTTGCTCTCGGCTTTCGAAGAGGTCTCCTTTACCAGCAAAGATGTCGGATGCGTCGGCCTTTCGCTGTTGGAGGTATCCAGAATGCTTGAAGAAGCTGTGGAGGTGTAGCATGCAAACGATAGATATTTTCGGGAACCAATTTCAGATTCCATCTGACGCGCTGGTGGAGGAAACTCATGC